AAGAGGACGCTTCTTGCCCAACGAACTAATCAGTACGAAAGAATTGAAAACATGAAATTAATGGATTCTATATATTTTAAAAAGAATTTACCAAGTAACGTAATTTTATTTCCCCTACAAAGGATAAAACGATATGTACCTAAAACTTCCAGAGAGCCCAGTAAGAAAAATTTATAAATGTCTCCACTGTGGAGACGTGACTGTGCGATTCTACAACTCTAATTTTGATAGATCTTATAATCCTAATGAATGGGAAGTCATCATGACGGACGGGAAAGAGGCATTGAAAAAAGCACTTAGAATCGTCAGTGAAGACCCTAAATTTTTTTCTTAAACAGCTGTTCCTATAGATGTATTCTCCAAGATGAAAATATTTTTTTATTTCTCAGAGTAGAGGTATCCTAGGTAACCAAGTAACTTCCCTTGTATTTCCTAGCTTTTTAGGTTACCTGAAGGTTACTTTTACATTTACAGAAGTAACCTTTTTATATCTACAAACATAACTCGCATTGCATAAAATCATTAAATATTGTATATTTTCTGGGAAGAAACATCTATTGAACAGGTGCATTATGGAAGAAAACAAAGATAACATACCAGAAGCGTTGACTGACGCATTGTTTCACCACAAGATTACAGGAAAACAAAGAAAGTTTATTCTTTTGTTTGTCCATTCCGAAGGGTTGAAGACTGCTAGGCAATGTGCAATTGAAGCAGGTTACGCAAAAGACTCTGCTGTTGTGCGTGCATCTGAGTTACAAAACCCAGATAAATATCCTATTGTTGCTGATGCCATTGAGTCAGAACGCAGGGCTATTGCTGAAAGATACAAATGTACACAGGAGCGTAGCTTAGCTACATTGGCTAGAATTAGAGATAAAGCCAGTGAATCAGGAAATTGGAATGCTGCCGTAGCTGCAGAGACTCGCCGTGGTCAGATAGCTGGGTTGTATGTTGATAAAAAAGAGATTTTGACAGGAACAATTGATTCCATGAACAGGGAAGATGTAGAGGCTAAAATTTTAGAATTAAAAAAACAATTTAGTATTGAGACAACGTACGAAGAATTAAAAGAAGTTAAAAAAATAGAGAATAAGTCTTGACTATAAGATTAGATGGGACTATAGGGTATATAAGACTGGTTTCTGATAATGAAAACTCTTAAATGAGGCTACAGGCTACCAGATGTAAAAACATACCTGTCCCAATGAATTAACATTGTGGGTATAAAATATGCCAGTCTTAAAAAAGGAGGAAGAATGAACGGAACAGTTATTGTAAAAATAGGAAAATATGAATCCTTACCTATGACAGATGTATTGTTTTGGAATAGAGTAGGATGGTTACAAAGAGCTATGTTGATGGCAGAAGATTTTGAATTTAGGTTAATTTATTTTCATAAGTTGCAAGAGATGATGAGGAGTGTGCCGTGATTAAAATTATTGTTATAATGATTTTGTTGTTTATGGCTGTTCACTGGAAGTTAACCCTTCTTGCTATGGTTTGGTTTTATTACTTTGGCGGTTAAACCAGAAACAAAATTATGGAAGAAAGTAAAAGAAAACTTATCTGATATTCACTGGACTAGGTTTGAAAATTGGGCGTCGCCTGGCGTACCAGATTGTTACGGAATTAAAGATGGAATATCAGTTTGGGTAGAACTAAAAGTAATTCAAAGTAAGAAGATTAATTTATCTCCTTTTCAAAAATCGTGGAATTTTACCCATAGTTTAAAGGGCGGAAGAAGTTTTATTATAGCCACGACCCTCCCTTATAGATTACTGTATATCTTTCCAGGGATCGTTGCTTCCTCCATTGGCTCCATTGCCCATTGTCCTTCTCCCCATTGGAAGGTAAATATGCGCATCGCTGGTGATGCGGGCCCAGGCAGCTGGAACCAGGTGCGAGAGATCCTTCTCCATTCTCCATTGCCATCGCCACCGACCCCCCATCAGTAGTACTATCTCTGTAGCACATGCTGCACCAGGAGCTGTTGGCGTGTCGTGTTCCGTTGTTGTTTCTCCATTACCCAGTCTCGAAAAAGGTTTGGCATAAGTAGGATCTTGCATGCGGGCCCTGCAGCAGCGTGTTCCATTGTCCATTGTCCATTGACAAGTAGCACAGTTGTGGGAAGTAAGTAGGGTGAGCTCTGGTTCCGCACCAGGAGCTGATGCGTATCATCTTTACAGTTCCATTGTCCATTGCCCGAGCACCGTGAACACGACCTTAGTAGTAAGGACCACGCAGCGTACCCAGAAGGCTGTTACTGTTGTGCCAGAAATAATTTTGATTACCTCTTGACTATCTAAAAGAATGGGACTATATAGGTATCAGGTTTGACTCGTGCGCAGCTGTGAGAGCTGTGGAACCAGCAGCTGGCAGTAGGTCCACAGCGGCAAACCTAAAAAAGAGGCGAGGGTTTCGCTCTGGTTGGCCAAGAGCCATTACCCTTGCCTACATTAGAAAGGAACAAGATGACTGATAAAGTACAAACAATTACAGACTATGGAGAAATTAAGGATTGGCAGGAAAGAGATGACTGCAAAAGTTTGGTTTCCAGTAAATGGAAAGACAGGCAGAAAGACCTGACTAAAGAAGATTTCGAAGGGCTTAGTTTTGACTATGTAGCTCCGCATACATTCACCGACCAGGCCGAAGGCTATTGGCGCTGGCAGTTTAGCTGGGGTGGACCTGGTGATGAGCTCAGGGCGTTCGTTAATCGTGATGACTCCATCCATCGTTTGGAATACTGGTATCTGGATTGGTTTGACGGTGCGAAGGTTAGCATCGCTGCAGAGCATGCTGCGTGGCCGAAGATGCAGGAGATGATTCTGCATACTGCGCCTGGACAGGTGGCGCATTCATGATGTCCATCTGGTTGTGCGTGTCAGGCCTGGTGATGATTCACCATCCAGTAGCTGGTACTGCTCTGCTGTTGATGGGGCTTTGGCTTGTGTGAGGTCTGCATTCTCCATTCCATTGGCCATGATCCTTACCCAAGTACAGTATAAGAAGTGTGGTTCCCCTACGCAGGGATGCCAACTCTTGTTCCAAAAAAAAAAATAAAAAGACTATTGACTTATAATAAAATGGGACTATATTATAAGTATTAACAGAAAGTACAGAAAGGATAAACTATATGTCAAAATCAGTTAATATATTAGAAGTCTTAGAAAAAGCTCACTTAAGCAAAGCTAGAATGAGTAAAAAAGCTAAGCAACAAATTATAGATAGTTATGGTCGTGCTTTAATGATGAAGAAAGTAATAGACGACTTTATTAAAGTTAATCGTAATCTTATCATTGATATGGGTATCGGTGAAAATGCAAACCTTTTACACGGAAAGGATTACCAACTTCATGTATCGCAAAAACTATCTGCAAAGATTGATACGAAACTCCTTAAGGAAAAACTTGGCGAACTTGAGTATCATAAATGCAAAGTACCTACACAGTATCAACAAATTCAAGCAATGCCACTTGAAAAAAACAGGGTTGAAACTGACAAAACAAAATACTCAATTAAAGAAGTAGCTGACTTCGATTTGGCTGTTTAATTAAATCTTATTTAGAAAGGCGACTTCGGTCGCCTTTCTCCATTTCCATTACCCATTCCACCTAACCCTTGACTAAGTAGTAAGTAATAAACAGGAGTCGCCGAACCAGGAGTTCCTGTTTCCATTTCCATTACCCATTCCACCTAACCCTGTGCAAGTGGAGAGTAGTAATACAGGAGTTCAGGGGGGAACTGTTGTGGAGTTGGTAGCAAAAATAAAAAGAAAAAAAAATAAAAAAGAATTTGACTATAAAAAGAAATGGGAGTAAGAAGTAATTAGAAAGGAGAAATCAAAATGCCAGATAATGATAACGACTTATCAAGAAGACTATCAGCAGTTGAACAAAGGTTTGGTTTAGTACCTCGCAATGATACAAGTATTGCAGTACCAAATGACCAACCTATTGAAAGTCAGCATACTGATAATATTAATTGGAAAGCTTTGTACAAAGTTTTAGAGGCTGAGGTTGAGAGTGTTATTCTTGATCCTAATTGTCCTGCTTATGTTCGTGATTGGGGTCAAAAAGTAATGCAACGATTGGCTCAGCATTTACCACGACGATAAAAAATTCCTTAAGGACTGGCAAAAGGGCGGTTTATCCGCCCTTTTTTTATGCTTGACATCACCACGCTGGTATTTTTACTCTTTCTAACTGGAGATGCCCATTCCTAGTTGCGTAATCTATTACTACTACCCTTAGGTACTTACAAACCTCAACATACTAGATTTGGTGTTTTCGTTACCCCCACCCCCGCATATTTAGGCGGTGTTCTTTTGAAGTTAACCTAAAGGTTGAGTTTTACACATACACAGACTATGATATAACTTTTTTATGAAAATAAATAAAATCCCAACTGATTTATTAAAATATGAATTAAGAAATTTACAACTAAAAGTGTCGGAGGAGTCCCGTTCCTCCTTCTTAACTTTTGTAAGAAAAGTTTGGCCAGACTTTGTAGGAGGTAATCATCATAAAATTTTTGCACAAAAATTAGAGGACGTTTCACGTGGAAAGATAAAACGACTAATTGTTAATATGCCACCTAGACATACTAAATCAGAGTTTGCATCTAACTTATTTCCTGCGTGGATGATGGGTAAAAATCCAAAATTAAAAATAATTCAGACGACACACACGGCAGAATTATCGTATAACTTTGGTAGGAAAGTGAGGAACTTATTTGAACAACAAGAATTTAAAGATGTTTTCCCGAATGTCAGCTTATCTCAAGACTCAAAGGCTGCGGGGCGTTTTACAACTAACAAAGGTGGAGAGTATTTTGCTGCTGGTGTGGGTGGCGCTATTACTGGGCGTGGTGCTGACTTGCTTATTATTGATGATCCTCACTCAGAGCAAGATGCTTTAAGTCAAACAGCAATGGACAATGCCTATGAATGGTACACCTCTGGTCCAAGACAACGTCTACAACCAGGTGGTGCAATTGTTATTGTGATGACAAGATGGTCTACTAAAGATCTTACAGGCAAGTTATTAGCAGCTCAAGCTGAAACAAAAGCTGATCAGTGGGACGTGGTTGAGTTTCCTGCTGTCTTGAATGATAAACCGATGTGGCCTGAATATTGGAAATTAAATGAATTAGAAGGCGTTAAGGCATCGCTGTCAGAACAAAAATGGCAAGCACAATGGCAACAAGCACCAACATCAGAGGAAGGATCTATCATTAAAAGAGAGTGGTGGCAGATATGGGGTAATGAAAATATACCTAATTTAATGCATGTTATACAGAGCTATGACACAGCATTCAGTAAAAAAGAAACAGCGGACTTTAGTGCAATAACAACGTGGGGTGTATTTAAACCCGTGGAACACGGACCACCGCACATTATACTTTTATCAATGCGAAAAGGCCGTTGGGATTTTCCTGAGCTTAAAGAAATAGCTTTAGAAGAATATACATACTGGGAACCCGAAACAATCTTGATAGAAGCAAAAGCATCTGGTATGCCTTTAACCCACGAGCTACGTCAAGTAGGAATTCCTGTCGTTACTTATACGCCTAGTAAGGGTAATGATAAACACGTTCGTGTAAACTCGGTTGCTCCTCTTTTTGAAGCGGGGCAAGTTTGGGCAACGGATGATCGCTGGGCAGAAGAAGTTATTGAAGAATGTGCTGCTTTCCCTTATGGTGAACATGATGATTTAGTTGATTCGACAACGCAAGCATTACTGCGTTTTCGTCAAGGAAATTTTATTCAATTGGAATCCGATTATAAAGAAGATCCAGGATTTCTGGTGGGTATGCAGGAGTATTACTAATGGTTGATGATTATATAGATATTTTTGAAGAAGAGGATTTAGTTAAAACTTTACCTACACCTGGCGTTCAACGAACAGATACAGGAGTTTTAGATATTAATTTAGAACCAGAAACTATTCCTGATATTGCCGATCCACTTGGCGATGCAGCAAGATATATTATACGAGAGGGAGCAGAAAAAGATATTACAGGGTATCCTAAAACTATTGATTTAGGAGATCCTACAGGAATAGGTATTTTTAGAACACCAGAGCAAAAAGCAGAAACTTCTGTAAGTCTGGCTCCTGCTTATCGAACATTATCAGAAATAACGGATTTTGTAGGATTTGATATACCTCAATTTTTAAATAAACCTATTATTCCTGTAGGTAAGGGCGAAAAAATAAGCATAGCAGCATACTCTCCGACAGCAGCATTAGGGTCATTAGGATTAGAATTTCTTATAGGCGAAGGACCAGGTCAAACTTTCCGCACAATGGAAGCGGGGCGTTCTATTTCTCCTTTTCAATTAGCAGAGTTAGCTCTCGTAGGTTTTGATGCAGGTACGCTAGGAGTAGGAGGAACCGCAGCAGCTAAAACTTTATATAGATGGTTAACAAAAACTGTAAATAAATCACCAGAAGAAGCTTTTACTATGATGAAAAATAATCCTGAATTAGCAGAAGATGCTATGGTTGGTAAAAGTATAGATGAATTAACAGATGAAGAATATGAAAAATTAAGTGTAAGTGCAGCCGTACCACCTAGAAAAAAGAAACAAGTAGCAAAACAAACTAAGGAACCTAGTCCTAATGAATTAGAATTTAATAGTCTTATGTTCCGACATAAAAACGTCGACAAGTTAGATAGAAATCAATTTGAAGATTTACTAGATGACTCAGAAGCATTTCTTACCAAACAAAAAGATTCTCCCAAGCTAAAATCACCAGCTGCTCCTCTAACAAAAGAAGTAAAAGAAGCTATTGCAACAAGAATAAATAAAATAGATTTTTCTAAAGCCGATCCAAAAAAAGAACATCTTTTTTTAAAAATTGTAAACGAGGAAAGAGCGAAAGCTGGATACCCACCAACCACAACTCCTGTTAACATGCAAACAAAAAGATTAGAAAAACAAAAATATATAACAAAAGAGAAAAAATTAGAAATAAAAAAACATGGAGTCAAAAGAGCGAATGTTGCTGGTAATGAAGCATTTGCTCAAAAACAATTACTACGAAACACTTCCTTAGCAGATAATGCTTTAACCCTTGCAAAAGAATTACAAGCACAGAGTGATACTCCAATAGTTATGCCCGCCGTTACTTTATATAATAAATTAATGAAAAAATATCCTAAAGAATTTTTACCTTTGTCTAATCC